TTTGTACTACATATTTTATTGAAGCCGTAGGTGTACGTCTTCTGTGTGTGCAAAGACAACGAGTTAAACTGTCCTGTGTTGTAGTAGTAGGCAAGTATCTGTCTCAGGTTACTGTTGATATCAATATTACCTGCTAGTATCTTACCCCTTCTAAAGTCTTCGACAATCTTAACGAGCTTGGGTATCTCGTAACGTGCTGTCCTACCATCTTTGAATGTCTTGTTCTTTACGACACCAGAAAGTCTTGCGTCCTTCGGTGGAAGGAAACGATAGACAGTAGAACCGTCTTTAAGTTTTGCTTTTATTGTGTACTTCATCTTCTTCCTTTAGTTTTTCAATCATCTTGTTTATGTACCACCTAGCTTTCTCTAGGTCTTGAATAGGCTTACCTTTGTAATGCCATCTCCATATATACTTAAATGCAGCACCCCAGCAATATGCAACAAAAGCTGTTACAACTGCGCCGTGCATCATGGCTTTCATTGCGTCTATACACTCTATCCCACCTTTAGTGTAGTGCGGTGGGTGATTTACTTCATCGTCTTTCACTTATCTCTCCTCATATCAACATGAATTACGTTATCTTCTACTTTAATTATTGGTGTAAATGCAAACTCTGTTTCTCCTTCACCATCTCTTTCGTATATAGGGTATAGCTTACCACTATTAATTAATTCTTCTCTTTCTACCTGTACCTGATGCAGGAATGGGTCATCTCTTTCTAGCAGAGGTATACAGGACGTTAATAGTGTTACCATTTCTAATATTGTTTTAACATCGTGTTCTTCCCAAACGCCTGCGTTAAATAAAGTTTTTACATTAACAGCGCCATTCCAGTTATCTTGTTTATCTTTTTCTGGAGAAAGTATAATAGCAAAATCATCATCATTTATGTGCATAGACTAATCCTTCTGTGTTATCCAGAACCCCTAGTTGTACTCGTTTTTTTCTTTCAGTCAACCATTTCTTAGGGATAATTCTGTGTGCGTATTTAAAATTGTGTTTTTTACACCAATCTTTATATCTGGTCTTCGATCCAGTGTACAGGAAATTCATCTCATTACCAAAAATAAACCTTATGTCTAACTCAGGGTACTGAGCTTGAATAAGTAGGTGCTTACTTCTATCTTTAGCCTTGAACCAACCTTTGACCTCAATGATAATACCATTGTCTAGTACAAAGTCTGGCTTATACGATTTTAGCTTTGTTACAGCATACTTAATAGTAAGTTTCTCATATCGTATTTTCTTTTGTAGAGGCTTGAGATAATCGGCTACCTCTACTTCAAGGTTACTCCTGTACGACATGGGTATAGAATACGGTAGGAGGGGTTTTTGCTTTAGAAACTTTAGAGGGCAGTTCCTGTAAGTTAGGCCAACATTTATGTTTAAATGAACAGAAGCCACACTCTGTTCCTAGCTTTCTATTACCACTAGCCTTACCATAATACTGTTCTGGTTGGTCAGTGTAACAGCGTTCAAAAGGTTCATCATTTTTTATGTATGCAGCCGTTTCTTCTATCTTGTCAAACTCTTCATCTGCGTCAATAAACTCTGCGTCTACATATTTAAACTCGCCTGTGTTCTTGTTTATGACCCACCAACCGCCTACCTTTTTGTTTGCAGCCTTTGCATAGCCTACTAGCTGAGCAACATAGCCAAACGGATCGCTTTTCTGGAGGGTGAAAACGTCTACGAACTTATTTAGGTAAGACCAGCCAGAAGCAGACTTGATGTCGTCTACCCTGTTGTCAAGAACCATGTCGTAAGCTCCTTTTATGTCGCCGCTTTTTGTCTCAAGCACTACCTCATCACTGTCTTCAAACTCAACCTTTGCGGCTCTCATTATGCCTTTAAACACTGCCTCTACAATATCGCCAAGCAACATGTTAATAATAAAGTGAGAAGGAAGTGCCTCCTTCAGTTCAGGATGATTTTTCTCAAACCAAAGTTGACACTTCTTTCTACCAATGTTGGACATTCGCAATCGAAAGTCCTCTGATCGCCCTGCAAATTGACGAAGCACCGCTTGTTCTACGTCAGCAGCAATAGATTTGGCAAGAGGAGGAGGGAAGGATGCTGATCCATCTATTGCCTTTCGTAGATAGCTATGTATCGCCAGTTCTGCAGGGTGTTCCATTACTCTATGTCCTCAATGTCAACGATTGAACCAACAATGTCAGCATCTTCTTTGGACATCTTCTGAGCGTTTTTCTCAGCCCATACATTCATAGTGTATTGGTTCTTGTCCTTGATCCAATCTACAAAATCTTGCATCGTTTCCTGATCGTCCGTATCCTGAATGTCCTTAATCTTATCCTTCATCGTAGGTTGAAAGACTGCATAGTTTATTGCAGCACCTTTTTTAGCTACAGCCTTAAGCTCAATGTTGTAAATCATAGGCGCATTTACAGGTAGCTTTGAAGCCATGCTTGTTAAGTTTGCGCGGCTTTCGTTACCACCAACGTGCATTTTAAAGGGGAACTCATCAAGTGTCACAGCGTTACCATTACTATCCATTGGTTTATCAAAAGAACACATACCAAAAATAACACTCTTTATTTTACAGCTTCTGTAAAACTGCTGTTTTGACTCAGGTAAGGCTTTAAAGGCTTCGTTAGACATGTAAGCACCTCTACCGCAGTTATACGTACCATCGTTATCCTTAAGATCGCCGTTAGGAACGCTATGAAAGACTGTTCTAATCACATTACCTTTGTTACCGTCAGCCCTAATAGCATTAGCATCATAACGCTCATAGCAAAACTTCATTAGAAAAAGCCTTGCCGTAGCTGTGGCGCTGTAATACGTTTCGCCATCAGGCATCCTCGCTGAGAAAGAGCCAGCTTTTATAACAGCCACTTCCATCTCTTCTCCATCGACAGTCTTACTGCCCATGATATTGTTATGCACCATCCGTAACTCTGATAGGGCAGACTTGGGGGTTTCACTAACTTTGCCAAAACCTGTAACTAAGTCAGTGTTAGTATCCATTACACTTAAATTATTTTCCATAATATATTACTCCTTATTAATAAAACTACGTTAATCCTAAACGTCTTTGGTGTCAAGCCAATTATTACCTATTTTTGCTTCAAGTAACATTGGCACATTAACATCAATCTCATAGTACGATTCTATGATGCTTGATAGCTTGTTGTTAATCTCTTTAATTATGCCTAACACGGCGTTCTCCTCAGATGGGTGAACATCCAGTACCACAGAATCGTGGACTGTATTTACCAGCAGGCTATGTAATCCATCTATCTCCAATCGCTTCTCTATCTCTAACAATATGATAGGAACTATATCTCCTGTGGCGAACCCTTGTACAGGATAATTCTTTATCATAGTAAAGTGTGACACTTTGTCGCCTCTACGCTCCACATCTGGAAAAGCGTATTGCCTACCTGATGGCGTAGTTATCTTAAAGAAACGCATGGCCTCATTGCCAAGCCTTTTATGCCAAGATGCTATGCCTTTATACTTCTCTATGAAATGCGTATAGTACTCCGCTTCCGCTTTACTCCTGCCGTATCCTGTTGCTCCATACAACGGCGCGAAGGTATGAGCTTTCGCCTCCTGTCGTGAGGTAGGTTGTCCTGCGTCTGAGATAATCTTAGCAGTGTAGCTGTGAACGTCAAAGCCTGTGTCAACTTCTTCCATAGCAATCTTATCTTGACTGAGTAACGCAGCGACCCTGAACTCTAGCTGTGCGAAGTCAGCCTCCAAGATCTTGCCACCCTCCCACCGTGACACAAACACACGCTTCACAGGAAACGTACCGCCACGCGGCATGTTTTGCATATTGGGATTGCGACCTGAGAAGCGCCCTGTTGCGGTGACATGTTGTGTTAATCCTACATGTAAGAACCCATCAGGCTTAGTGAAGTTCTGTATGCCATCAACGAAACTAGACAGATAGCTGGACACAGCGCTTTGTCTTTTTAGGTCTGTCAGGAAGTTGTAAGCGACCTCTAAGCCCTTACGCTTAGTACCACTAATAAGTGTATCTAAATGAGACTTACTTGTAGAAAAACCATTGGCACTAACCCATGACTTAGCAGGAGCTTTCAAACCAAGACCTGCCATCTCTTTTGTTTCTGTCAGGAGGTAGCCCTTTGCATCACACTTCTTGCACTTGTTAAGTTTGGCAA